CCAGTTATAGCTTTTCCAGACATTGCGTCAGCGATACTTTGAAGCTCTTCGCGTGAAGGCATGCTACGTCTGTTTCTGGCTCTTGGGTCTTTTTCAGTCCTTGGCCCTGATCGCGTAGGGGGTCTTTTCTTTTCGTCTCGATCATCAATCCCATTCATGTTTGCGTCTTGAAAATCGTTAGTCCGCATCACTGGCCCTTCGTTGCGAGCGAGAGATTCATAATAATCTTTTTTTGCCTTAATCCTTTTCATGTCATTTTCGCTGGGCCTATAATCAAAATAACCTTCCAAGGCTTTCTTCCCACTCCCGTCAGGAGGTATCTCACCCGCAAGAAATCCGGGTCCGCTCATACCGACTGGTTTAGCAGCTCCGCCCATTTGTTTTTTGGTCACCCTGCCGTATAAGCCAGAGTTTCCGACCGGTTTTCTGCCTTTATTCTTTTTCATCGCCTAAGTCCTCTTCGTTATTTTCGGCATATAAATTGTCGAAAACTTGATTAATATCCAAAGTATAGTCTAAATCAGATTTGCTGTAATGAATATGCTGACTCGGCAAGAAATCTGGTGCGCCTTCGCCGGTTTCAAACCATGCCGGGTGTGTGACCCTTACCCTGTTATTGGGCAACGCAACAATATTTCCGGTCCACTTCCCTGCATCCAGCAGTTCTAAAATATGCGACTGTTTATGCTGGGCAGGATCATCAGCAATTTCATTTTCTGCATAATCCACCGTGAAATAGTATTTTGCAGGATAAAATTTCCCGTCAATCTTAGCGAGCCAAGGACAAGGTGTGCAACGATCAAGGACATAAACAGCGTGATGATGAGAGCTGCAATCCCAAGGCTGAGCAGCCCAGACAGGCATTGGTTCAGGCCATTCTTCAAGCGGCGTGTCAGCGACCAGCCCTGTAATGGGCATTCTCGCCCACATTGCGCCACCGTGGATATTTGGTTCATCTTCATCAGCCTCGCAGCCCGTAAATAACACCTGAAACGAAAGACAGCGAGTCGGCATCGTGGTTACGCCAATAACCATGGCATGCAGAAACTCGCCGTGATACCTCTGATGATTAACTGTGTATTCGCGCCGCACCCAAGCCTTAAAGTATGGGATATTACTTTGCAAATACGCCATTAATTTTACTTCCCGTATAAACCAGAGGATTTTGATGAAGGCGCTCTGAATCCGCTCGTAGCGCTTGGTCGAGCAGTTCCTGCAACCTTGCCACCTTTTTTCATACCTTTAGCCTTCATCATGCCGCCTCTTTGCATGCCTTTGGCTTTCATCGCTCCGCCCATGTTCATGCCGGGAGGAGTAGCTTTTTTCCGACCTCTGCCCCTAGCGCCAGCTCGTTTTCCGGGCTTGTAGCCGTATTGATCGGACAGGTCTTGAATTACGCTTGTTGGCTGTTTGGTTCCCTCTGCGCCCTGAACAGAATCAAGAAGCCTTCTTTGTGCGCCGCTTAAAGTTGCTCGACGTTGTGCGCGTGTTTTTGGCGCTCCGCCCAGAGCATAACCTTTTGCTTTCATTTTCATCATCGCCTCCCAAATAAACCAGAATTGCCCGGTTTCTTGTTAATTGATCCGCCTTTTGCGGCGAAAGTTTTAACCATCGTAGGCTTGCCACCTACACCTTGTTTTTTAGCTCTTTTGCGTGTAACCGCACTCTTCTTTTGGCTTTCTGTCATCCCTGCCGCTTTTGCCGCTGGAACGCACTTTGGGTAAGCCCTTCCGCTTTTTTTTGATGCGCTTTTTCGGCCACATTGTTGGTATTTACCGTCTTTTTTTGGAGCGCCAATATCGACCCATTTTTCGCCAAACCATTTGTCTAGTCCGGTTCTAGCCACGAGGCACTCGCACTTGCTTGCGCTTGCTTTGCATCATTGCCCCGCAACCACGAGGTTCCATGTAAACCGATCCGCCTGTTCGCATGTTTCTAGCGATTGCCTCGCCTCTTTTGCGCTCATACTTGCTGATACGCCCATCTTTGTTCAAGTCGCTTTTTTTGGCGTCAAACTTTTTGTTCACTTCTCCGCCCTCTGCTTTTTTAGCGCCAGTATATTTTCCGCCCATTTTCTTGTACTCCTTGACCATGTACGCATTTGCGTATGCTGACGGATAAACATCAAACTTAGCCTTGGCCTTAGCTTTTGCTTTGGCGTAAAGACTAGGATTGGCTACATTTTTAGGGGCAGAAGATTTCACAGCTACCTTCTTCTCCTAGAGCCTGCGGAAAAAAACTTAGGAGCCGCTTGCAGCGCTGGGGCTTTCGTAACCTGAAACGGCCCTTGATTGTAGGCAATTGGAGCACCTGTCTTTACATACCCTGAACCAACTCCGCCGCCGGGCATGTTGCCTGTTTTTACGGGCGAAACTGGATTTAAAGTTTGTTGATTATAAAAGTCAAGATAACCAGAATTATCTACAACGCTTTGATTGCCTCCACCGCCAGAGCCTCCGCCAGCAGGGTTGAAACCAGCCGCCTCTGAAGCTGATGGACCGTAATTCATGCCTGCATCATAGGTTTGGCCTGCGCCGGGAATGAAACCGCCCATAAAGTTTTCGTAAGGCGTTCCGCTGAAACCGCCTACATTGGTATTTCCAGCACCGCCTTCTCCGCCAGCGCCTCCGCCAGTTCCTCCGCCAGTTCCACCACCAGTTCCACCGCTCGGAGGAGGTGTTTGAGTCTTCAGCTCGTCGATAATCGACTGCCTCAGAGCATCCACATCTACTTCTGCGGGAATTTGACCCTGTAGAGCCGTAATCTGCTCTTGTATTGGGTTGATTGCGCCAGTTATAGCTTCTTGCCTTTGAGCGGCAATCGGATCAATTGCGGCTTGAATAGCTGCTTGCCTTTGCTCCTCAATCTGTGCGGGATCGAGCATCTGCCCCTGAAGGTCAGCTATTTGTGTGGTTGTACCTTTCAAAGACTCCTGCAATGCTGCAAGTTCCTCAGAGCTTGCCGTACCCTCCATCGCTTTTTGCAAAAGCTCAATCTCTGATCCTAAAGCCGTGGTTGAGGCAGAAACACTCGCAACATCTGTTTGCAATTGCTCAAGGCTTTGAAGGGGTGCTAAACCACCAATTTTGCCTTCAACGTCCGATTTCAAAGACTCAATAGCGGTGTTAATTTGGTCTGGAGTAAGAGTTCCAGTTTCCATCGCTTGAGCGATAGACGCGTTAACTTGATCGTTGGTCAGCATGCCGTCGCGCAAAGCTTCCATTTGATCAAACAGTTGTTTTCTCTCTTCACTTCCTGTGTTTTCAAGGGTTTCAGATTCGGCTCGTAGATTATCAATTTCCGTTTGAATCTGATCGATTGGAAGGCTTGCAATGTTTTCTTGCAGATTGGTTACACTAGCCTCTATGTTGCCTAAAAGGGTTTCTCTTTCACCCCGTAAAGCTTCTAACTGAGCTTTGTTTTCGGCTTGAATCTCTGACTGAACAGCTCCCAAGCTTTCTCGAACAGAGTCTATCTCGGCCTGAACCGCTTCTGCTGCGCTTTTTTGAGCACCGGTAAGTTGTGCGTCTCGTTCGTCAAGATCAGCGTTTATTTGCTCCTGAGTGGAATTAAGGGTTGCACCTAGCTCGCTAATCCTTGCGTCAATATCGCCAATCAAAGAGCCTTGCCGATCCTCTAAACTGCCAATAGCCTCGGTTTGAGCGGCTCTTACTCTTTCCTCAGAAGCTGCTAAATCCGCAGCAGTCTGGTCAATATTCTGTTGAATTAAGTCACTAATTCTTTTTTGCTCAGCGGTCAACGCTGATCGTTCATCAATCCCTTCTTGCCGCAAAGCCGCTGTTTCTGTATCAACACCAGTTCTTAATTCGTTAATCCTGTCTTCCAAGGTTTTGGTCAAACCAGATCTTTCAGACGCAGCCGCTTCTTCTGCTGTCGATATGTCTTGCCTTAAAAGGTCTCTAAGTGAATCGATTTCACTCTGACGAGCAATTGCGGCAGCTTCGTCCGCAGCTTTTTGCTCATCCATGATTTTTTGATATTGAGTAGAGAGAAGCTCTTCAGTGCTTGGCCCTTCAATCGTAACCTTATTCATTTCATAAGGATTTGGCGCATCTCTTGAGCCACGGTCATAAACCGGTCGCTGCATCAAATAATCTTGAAGGGAGGCATAAGGAGAGGCTGAGCTACCATATTCGTCAACTGCTTGTTGCATATTGTCTGATAGAGCCATTAGATCACCATTTTTTGCAAGACCAGTAACGAGGTGTCAGCTTGTCTTTCGCCGTAGAACATTTATGGCGAGCGCGAAAACTGGCTCTTCTTTCTGGTATGTTTTTTTTGATTGTCATGTTGGGATCGCCAAAACGAACCAACTTAATTTGGTCACCTTGACGCGCAAGAACCGCAAACTTCTTTTTCCCGCCGGAAGTTCTTTTTGGTTTATTAAAACCGGAGAACGACTCGCCACGATAGGTGACTCTGCCGCCCTCGGTTCTTTTTGCGTCTTTTGTCGTAGCCATCAAGCGTACTCTTTTACAAGCTCCAAAATGACCGTGTAAGTGTCTGTATTGCTCGCCCCGATAGTCGTAAACAAGATATCTCCGGTTACACCAGCGCCAGCGTTATTTGGAATGCCAGTGAACGAAGAATAGTCATGAAAACCATTGCTGTCTGGTGACAAGCCAATAATTAGGGTATTTACCGTTGCATCACACAACAGCTCGACCCCCATCCCAACACACTGCCACCATATCTTAGCAACTGTAACCTTGGTGCAAGCCTTACCCGCAGAGTTGGTGGTCAAAGCTGAAACATCAACCTTGACCACATTAGTCTCTCCGGTTCCGTCACTAATGTTAGTGAATTTAAGGACAGCCTTACGCTCTCCATCCTGAATGGTTTGGCTGGTTACTGCATCTGCCATTGCCTATCTCCTATTCTGTGGATTAAGCGTCAGCAAAAGGAGTAACAATTGTTCCGCTTCCGATCAGCAAAGAGTCATGAACCAAGTAGGTTGCAGTATCGATAGCAGTTACTTTGATAACACTGCCAACAATTCCGCCTTTGGTAGATCCATTCAAAGTCATAACGTCGTTGGATGCGGCAGGAACGAATGCTTTATTAGTACCATCATCGACAGCTACTATCGCAGCGCCAACAAACTTGTCGGTTCCATCTGTTTTGATGTCCAAATCAGTGGCTGCGGTTTCAACATAGAAAAAGAAAGACGCGCCAATGTTGTTTGCTTGATCAGGGGCTGTCGGGTCACTAGGAGTGGCTGAAGAGATAGAAGGCAAAGTAAACTTGCCGTCTGCATCATTCAACATAATGATTTTACCGGCATGAGCCGCAACGGTTAAAGTTGTGTCAGCAGATAAGCTAACGCTGCTGTTAACGCCAGCAGTAATAAAACCAGCTAAAGATTTAACGGGTCCAGAAAAAGTGGTTTGCGCCATTATGGTCACCTCTTACGAAAGGATTCGCCCCACTGTCTTCGTAACGTCCGCTGAGCCGGTCAGTAGGGCTAATTTATCTCAGGTCAATGACATTCTAGGTCAATATTAAGACAAAAAAAAGGGGCCGTTTGGCCCCTTAGTTTTAGGCTCCTTGAGAGCCGTAGATGCCTCTCCAGTCGGACCAACCGAATGAATAACGCTCTCGCGCCTTGTATCGGATGTTTCCGGTGGTGAAGTCTGGTTCCATAGACGTTTCCATGCTAGTGCGCTGGAACATCTTGAGACCTTCGCCTTGGTCTGTCACAGAAGTCAACAGGAAGAAAGCGTCTGGATCGTTCAAGTAGTGGTTAACAGTGTAACCACCGGGCAGAACGCCAGTGTTTCTGATCGCGTTAACGTCATTGTCAGCAGTACCAGATCGCTTGTCAGAATTCAAGATTCTGTCCGCAACAAATACCAATTGTGGAGGAACGACTAACTTAGTCGCCTGAACCGAAATGGTCAGTCCTCGGTCATCGGTAAAAGTGCTGATATCGATCAAAGCATCTTCAAGTGAAGTTTCATTGAGGTCAGCCATCGTCGTAGCTCGGTTAGCAGCAGTGCCGCCACCAGCCAGAGGGTGAGCTGTGTTGATCAATGATACGCCGTCACCGCCAGTGTAAGTACCAGAGAAAGCGTTATTCAGCACATCAGCGCCTTTTACTTCCTTGGTATTTGACATTGAGCGAGCCAGTGCTTTCACATATCGCTTACCGAGTGAGTCGTACAAATTATCTTCTACAGCTTCATCGGTGAGCGCGAATGCTAAAGCAATCGTCTCATGGGTGTAACGGGCTGAATAGCTCTCAGAAGCATTGTCAAAAACAACGCCTTGGCCTTCAGTTTTCGTCGGTGCTGAACCAAAACCAGTAATCAGAACCTCTTCTTCAAAAGCACGTTGAGAATCTTCGATTGCGTAGATTTCTTCGTACTCGCGGTCGTAGCTGTCGTAGCTCATACCAAAGAGGCTGTTAAGGCCCGGCTCTAGCTCTTTCGCTAGTTGTGCGCGTGAAATTGCCATTAGTCAGTCTCCTTATGCTAAGCCAGCAGATTTAACACCGGCAATGTGGTTTTGAATAACCACAAGCACGTTGGTGTTAGCACTTGCTACATCTTCGTTATCAGGATCTTGAGAAATGTCC